AATTCATGGAGCAAATACACTCACGCTCCTACACTCACATCATTAAGAATGTGTACGCTAATCCATCTGAAGTATTCGATGCAGTACTAGACGATGAGAAGATCATGGCTCGTGCAGAGTCAGTGACCAAAGCATACAATGATTTCATTGAATATGCTGGTCAGTATGCTACTGGTAACATGTGGGCTCCTGATGCTAGGTCATCACCGAGTCACCAGTGGACATTAAAAGATCTTAAACGATCATTATACAGAGCAGTTTTAAATGTTAACATCCTCGAAGGCATTCGTTTTTACGTGTCTTTTGCTTGCTCTTTTGCTTTCGGTGAGCTTAAGCTCATGGAAGGGAGTGCTAAAATCATATCCCTTATTGCAAGAGATGAGTCTCAACATCTTGCACTTACTCAAAAAATAATATACAAGTGGAGGAAGGGTGATGATCCTGTAATGCAGGAGATTCATGAGGAAGAGAAGGAGAATGTTATTGCGATGTTTAAATCAGCAGTAGAAGAAGAGAAGGACTGGGCTAACTACCTATTCTCTCAAGGAAGTATGATTGGTTTGAATGACAGACTACTGTCACAGTATGTTGAGTGGATTGCTAATAGAAGAATGAAAGCAATAGGTATTGATCCTATCTACGATGTACCCGCCAAGAACAATCCGTTGCCTTGGACAGAACACTGGCTAAATAGTAAAGGTCAGCAGAATGCTCCTCAGGAAACTGAGATTGAGTCCTATATCGTTGGAGGGATTAAACAAGATGTCGAATCTAATACCTTTAGTGGATTTAAGCTCTAACCTCTGGCGAAAGGTTAGGGATCGATGGTTTGGAAAATTGAATGAGAAGAAGAACTCAGCAGGAGAAAGTGATTTCCTCGCTGAAAGACCAGAAAACTGGTATCAAGGACCACTTATCTTTCCTGCGTTCCCTGAAGAGGGAGTTGAAATGGAAACCTCACAACCTTATAGGGCAGAAAAGGTTGGAGTCAATTATGAGGAATGGTCAGACTAATAAGAAATGTAACAAGTAATACATTTTTATTGCCTAAATAGTAAGGGTATGCTAACATACCTATACGTTCATCCCAAAAGGGACGCAAGTAAGCCGACACGGAACGGAATCGTTCATCCCATGTTTCACCTAGCAGTTATCGCAACCGCCTTCTCTTGTATCGAAGCTCAATCACTGGTCGATAAGATCAATGAGTATAAGATAGAAGAAGAGACACGAGCTGAGATGATCAGCGTAGTGATGGAATCGACAACTCATTGTGAGTGGGACGCAAATGCCGACTGAAGGAACGGGGTTTTATACACCCTACTTTCAGGAGAAAGCAAATGACAACAGTCACTTATCGTGGAGTCAAGTACGACTCTGAAGCATACAACGCAAAGGTTCTCGCAGAGAATGCAAAGCGTCAGAGACACAATCTAATGTATCGTGGTCTCAAGGTCAAGACAGGTGCAGTGCCCTGCTCTTAACAGTAACTAAATAGTGGGGAGTTTATTCTCCCCATTTTTTATGAAAAAATTTGAAGTAACATATCGTCTGCCTACTACTGGTACAAAGTACCATAAGACTATAGTAGAGGCAGACAATCAAGTGTTCGCCAACAAAATATTTGAAGCACAGATACCTAGTGCCACTCGTTGTGGTAACGCACGTGAATTACATAACCAATGAAAATAGATACACAAGGGATGAGCGGTCCTGCTGATCCTAATTACAAGGGTAGACCATTAGAAGAACAACAAAGGAATCTACCTAAGGCAATCATCACACCTCGTAGGTTGTTTACACCTGAGTATGTTAAGGAGTTAAAGATACTTCTTAATGAAGTGTTGGATGAGAGACAATACCAAAAGGAATTGTCACAAGCAGTTGACAACCCCACACCGCCTGGTATATCATACTTTGATGTGGAGCACTTCAAACATAGTATTGATGATCCAGAACCTGAGTACCCATTAAGAGAATCTTAAATGAATAAGTACTTCTGTCTACCTACAGGACTCCTGCAATGGATTGGGAGTTAGAGCAACGTAACCTACGACTCGAAGACATGATTATTGTTTACGAACAAGAAATTAAAACATTACAAACTGAAAATGAGCAGCTGAAAAGAAAGCTAGAAATTCTTGAAGCCAAACTATCTGTGATTGAAACCTATGAAGAAGACGACGAAGCGTAAACGCATCGGTGTTATGTGCTCTGGCAAGGGCACCAACTTTGAAAACATAGTCACCTCATGTAATAGGCACGAAGTTGTGCTTATGATACATGATAAAGAGAAGTGTGGAGCAGCAAAACGAGCAGAGAAATGGGGAATTCCACACGTAAGAGTAAAGCATACTAGAGAAGACGAGATGATCGCACTCTTCCAGTCATGGAGAGTAGACCTAATAGTCTTAGCGGGGTACATGAGAATACTAAAGAGACCTTTAGACTTTCATTGCCCCATTATTAATGTACATCCATCACTCCTACCAAAGTATAAAGGATTACACGCAGTTGAACAGGCCCTAGATAGTGGTGATAGTATAACAGGTTGTACCGTACACCTTGTGAATGAAGAGTTGGATGGTGGTCAAATAATAGCTCAGAATAAAGTAGATATACTACCTGATGACACTGTTGACACACTAACCAGACGTATTCAACTACAAGAGTATGCTCTGTTACCATATGTAATTGATCATTATGAAACCGCAATCAGCGAAGGCGAAAGGGAGACTGTTTCAGCAGTGGGTGCGAGACATGCTTATAGAGGAGAGGAATATTCATCCAGAGGACATCGAGAGCAGATCGATGGGGGCGGGTGGAGAAGACTTGATTATGGCTAGGGATGCTAGACAAAAGTTTCCCTTTAGTATAGAATGTAAGAACCAAGAGAAGTTAAATGTCTATGATGCATACGATCAGGCATGTGCTAACTCAGGTGACCATGAGCCTATATTATTCATGAAGAAGAATAGAAAGAAACCATTAGTGGTAGTAGATGCTGAGTTTTTTATTAAGAATTTTAAATGACAGTCTACACTATGTTTCAGGTGCCTATCATTCACTACCAGATAGAGAATTGGGAGCACAATAAGAAGAGAATACTAGATGCCTTACCACCTGAGTGTCCAGAGCATGCTGATCCTCAGGATCATGGACTGTTCACAGACTTCTTTTTAACTGCTGCTGCTGGTGTCAAGACGATGCCTGAGTATTCAGAGACAGTAATTGATATTATCAAACCATACTTAGCTGACTTCTCAGGAGAGAGGAGAGTAGAGTTTACTGACATGTGGTACCAAAAATATTATAAAGGTGTGTCTCATTCTGTACACAACCACGGACACAGTGGGTGGTCGTCAGTAATTTATGTTGAGTTTGATCCTAAGGTGCATGAAGCAACTCAATACTTCTCACCATTTAAAAACATTTGGAATGGTAACTTAGAGACTTTCCAAGCACCTGTAGAAGAGGGTGACATGGTTATATTCCCTGCTACTATTGCACATGAAGCACCAGTAAATAGATCAGACACAAGAAGGACTATAGTTTCTTATAACTTAAGAGGACACACTGATCTAGTTAAGAAGAAGTTGTGGGATGGAGACCCAATAGTAACGATGCCATCATGACAGAAATTAAATTAGAACCACATCAGCATGCAACTATAACTGACAATAAGACTGGTGAAGAGATAGTAATATACAAGGGAGGTATCTGTGAGAGACGTACCGATTTTGTATGGGGTGACTTCATAGATACTAAAATATGTGATGGTCTCTTAGAATTCTGGGAGCAACAGAGATTCTTACCTGTAACTGAAGGTCAGGTGTATGATCAAGGTGATATCCATGTTAACAAAGACTTTAAAGAGTCTATGGACATGCATGTACCCCATCAGATAGCAATGCCACACGTACAGGAGTTTGTAATGGCATTACAGCAGGTCTTAAATGGTTACTGTAAGACGTTCCCTTTCTGTGAGACATCTAGGTTTCAAATTGTTGAGCCTATGAGTATGCAATGCTATCCTGTAGGTGGTGGGTTTAAGACATGGCATACTGAGAGACTAAGTGCTTTACCAGGAAATGCATTCAGACATTTGGTATGGATGACATATCTTAATGATGTGCCTGATGGTGGTACTGAATGGTATCATCAAGACCTTTACATTCCAGCAAAGAAGGGTTATACTGTGATCTGGCCCGCAGATTGGACTCACTTCCATCGTGGGAGGGTCAGTCATACATCTGAAAAGCAGATCATCACTGGATGGTTCTCCTTCATATGAGTGACAACCAATACCCATACCTTTTACAACAGTATCGACTAGCAATGCAAGATCAAGGGGCAATCCCAAAAGAAACTCAAGATGAGTTGTGGAATCGTGCACTCGATATTTTTATTGAGTCCGTCCATAAACCAGACACATCACTACGCACTTGTGCTCACAACCAGAAGTGCTATAATGAACTGATGTGGATCAGAGATGACATCATAGAACACCTAAACACATTACGGAGATCAAGACAATGACTTGTGGATTACATAGAACATTAGAGACTGCTGTAACAGCAGTACAAGTAGCACTTACTACTGCAATAGAATCAGGTGTAAGTGATAAAGATTTAGACAACCTAGTCTGTGCATACAAAGGACTTAAGTCTGTTGCTAAGGCAAATGTTACAACTGGTATAGAATTTGTACCTGACACTACGTTAGGAGATACACTCACATTTAATGATGACATTAAGATAGACACCAGTGCATACACAGATGGTACAGTCACATTTGGTGGAGATTACGTTGCTGGACTAGGATCTGACGTGATAACATTCCCTGATGATATTGATAAGGATGTCTGATTGGGGGTAACCCCACCTAATAGGGGTTGACAGAAATTTAATGTTTCCTATATAATATTGTTACGTTACTTAACAAAAGTAAACACAATGACACAATCAGTAGCAAGACGTAATACAGTTACTGAGTACGGCAAGCAAAACATCTTTGCTTCCGAGCCTCAGATGGAATACGTTGAAAATTACGATGGTTACTGGAAGAATGCAGAAAGACTTAATGGTCGCCTAGCGATGATTGGTTTGTTTGCAGCAGTCCATAACTATGCCATCTTCGGATGGATCATACCAGGGATTGCCTAGTCGAGGCAGGTCTCTTTAAATTTCTACCCCTAATTAATCTAAGAAAAATGACACCAGAAGCAGAAAAGTTTAACGGTTGGATGGCAATGATCGGTTTTGTAGCCGCAGTCGGAGCATACGTCACCACAGGTCAAATCATTCCAGGTATATTCTAATGGGAAATCAAGGAACATACGACCTATTTTGGAGAGCAAACGGAAGAGCAACAATGTTACTCTTCTGGGTTGGTGTAGCACTCTATACTAAGTTCAAGTACTTTGGTTAAAATATCTAAAGTATAAATACTTATTCATAAATGTTAACATAACAACACAAAACAATGAGCGACTTTACAGCCGCATCAGACAGTATATCACCACTAGTAGCAGTCCTCTGGGTTTTTTATCCCATGGCTGCTTTAGTCTTAGTTGAACTTATTCTTCGAGCCATCAATGGTGACGATGATGATGACAACGATGGTGGAAAAGGTATACGCATAAGACAAGATCAATTACAACCATCATACGTACCATCTGGAGCATAAAATGCATTTAATAATCTTCGGTTGCGTTGTAGCAGCAACAGCATACACTAACTTATTCTCATTCGTACTACAATGATAATTGTATTCATTATTGTAGGAATACTCTTCCTCTTAGTAGGTTTAGGAGTATGGCAGACCTTTGGTAAAGGTAAGGATGACCTTAGAGATCCTATTGACGAGCATGCTAAACTACATGAGCTAGGTATAGCACACGGTCATTCGCCAAAGAGATAATGTCTTTCTTAATATTCATAATGTCATTTGCAAACTTTGTATTCTATCCTCTAGTGGTAGCAACAATCATTGCATTTATCATTGAGCAAATCTTCAGAGCACAAGATAAAGCACCTCAAATACTGAGGTCGATGGCAATCAGAAAGTATTTCTGGAGACAATCATGGTTATTCAACATCATATGGTTTGTTGGATACTTCATACTATTAATTGTAAACAGACCTGGGGCACAGCAAATGCCTGATATGATATGGCAGGGTTAGCATCACTATTAATAACAGTACCACACGGATGGCATCCACTCATGGAGCTTGGTCTTATAATTACTATCGGAGTGACGTTCGGATGAGTCGTGTTTCGATTAGAATATTATCACAAGGAAGAGTGGGTCCCCTTGCAAAAATACAGGAACCTTAGTAGAAAGAAAGCTAACTTTCTTATGGGTGTCTGTGCACTGATGAGAAAGGAGGAGACAATGAAAAAACTGAGGATGGTCAATGAAAATAGTGAAATTCACTAGTGGTGACACCTATACTCCTTTTGCTCCTT